TACTACGGGGTCATCAGGAACATCAGGTAGTTCAGGTACATCTGGTTCATCGGGTACCTCCGGTTCAACAGGAACAAGTGGGTCATCAGGAACTTCAGGAACATCACCCTTAGTTAATACTGGTTCACTAGCAACAACTGGTTCTAATACATTTGTTGGTGACCAAACTATTACTGGGTCATTGACAATTGCAACTGGTAGTATTGTTGCTACATCGATGACGGCAAATAGTTCGTCATTATATCTGACGAGTGGTAGTAATTTGTATGTACAAAATAATGCTATAGTAGAAGTTACTGGGTCACTTGCTATAACGGGTAGTTTTATATTACCCACCAGTGCACCTGCTTCACCAAGAACTGGGTCGATGTATTTTAGTGGGTCATTCATTTATGTGTATACGGGAACACAGTATCGTAGTGCAAGTTTGGTATAGTATATGACAATAACGTTTACGAACGGTATTAATGTAAGAAATATACCAACGGTATCTACTACATTTTCACAGTTATTCACTCAAGGCGTAGCACCAACTACTACGATGGAAACTGCGTGGAATACGTTTAGAGCCAGTCTAACTGGAACATATACCACGTTTAGATTTTTTAGTAATTTAAATGCAGGAGTTACGGTTACAGATGCTTCCGCAGTACAATCATTAGCAAACGGATTAAGAACTGCTACAATAACCGCTGTTACAATAGGTGGAGTTAGTTGGAGAGTTGGCACTGGTTGTGGTACACCAAAGATAGGTGGTGTAGCGGTAGAATTTTCAAATATTGGTAGTTGTTCGGCAGCCAGTACCTATGCATTAAGACCGATGATTAATAATTTAAATTGGGGAGGTGTAAACGGTACAACAGTAAACGCACCAACTCAAACAATTACTTTAGCATTTAGTTAATCATTTAGTTAATATTTATAAGAGTTATAACCTTAGGGGTTCAGATGCCAGCAAATCGTTTTATACCTTTATACAATAGTCAATACGGAGCAGTACCAACCGCAAGTGCCATGTACGATGGTGAACTTGCGGTCAATATTGCCGATGGAAAACTGTATACCAAAAGTGGGTCTGCTATTGTCGCACTGAACGACTATACGAATTTCGTATCCAGTAGTACTCAAGTTGTTGGACTACTAGTAGACACCACCATTGAACCTGCAATTGTCAAATCTAATGAATTTAGATTAGACGCAGGAACGGTGAATATGATATTTACAGGGTCGATAAATACAGGTATCTTTGGGGCAACAGAATACGTTCAACCATATATTTCTACTACCAATTACTCAGGAATGACCGTAGAGTATCTTGCTCAACGACCTGGGGCATGTAGAATGGGTATTATTATGGCATCGTGGTTAAACACCGGAAGTATTACATTTACCGATGTTTCCACTACAGATATTGGAGACACATCAGATATATCGTTTATGTTCCTAAGTGCTTCAAATGAATTACGGTTACGGGTCAATAGTGCAGGGTCCGGAAGTGGAGCCTGGACTGTACAAAGTCTATTTAAATTGTTTCCAAATTTGAATCCTTAAAAAAGTATTTAATATTTATATACTATAACCCCGTTGGGAGAACTGTATGGCGAATGAATTTATTGCACGTAAGGGGCTGATAGTCCTTGCTAACGGTGCAAAAGTAACTGGATCATTATTGGTCCAAGGTAATGTTAATGCAATCGGATATCACGTTAGTGCTTCATCAGTAAGTGCCTCCATATACTATGGTGATGGTAGTCAACTTACTGGCGTAACAGCAACGGGTCTTGATATTGACAATTTCGGTTCAGACCTTACGGGTATTACCGTTGCCGGTACTGATAAGATGATTCTCTCTGACGCTGGTACCGAAGGTCGTATCAACGTCAGTCAACTCTCCACACCACTTGCAGGAACAGGACTTGAAGCAAATGCAGGAACTATTAGAATCGCAGCTTCAGCAGCTGGTTCGGGTTTAACTGGTGGTGCAGGTTCCGCTCTCGCGGTCGGTGCAGGAAACGGTATCACGGTTAATGCAGACGATGTAGCACTTGATACTTCGTCTGGACACTTCACTAGTGGTGTCAAAACTAAACTAAATGCAGATGGGGTATTTAGTAGTTCAATTCAAACTGACGTTCGCCAAACTACTGGTATTGCAACTATTGCAACTACTGGTTCAAATACCTTTACCAGTAATCAAATTGTAAGCGGGAATATTTCACTTGGGTCAGACGGACAAATTCGTATCCCAAGTACTACAAATAGTACACTCTTTGGATTCTATGATGGTAGTAATATCCTTGGTGCATACTATCAAATGTGGGGTAACAACCACGCATCTACAAACCAACGTGGTAGTGCAGAATTCGTATTTGACACCAGAAACAGTGGTGGTGGATTCCGTATCGCAGGATTCGATGGTTCAACCTTTACCAATAGACTTGAAGTAAGTAGAGATGGTGTCACTAGTATCACTGGTTCACTAAATGTAACTGGTGGTATTACTGGTTCAATCCTTTCAACCAACGGGGTTGTATCAAGTAGTGCACAAGTCACTTCACTACTACCAGCAGGAACCGTATCATCATCTGGTCAAGTGGATGTCAGAAACACCACTGGTATCACAACTATCGCAACAACTGGTTCAAATACCTTTACTGGTGTCCAAACTATTAGTAATACTACCAACAGTACAAATTATACTAATGGTTCACTAGTTGTACAAGGTGGTGTTGGTATTGCTAAGGATGTATACATCTCTGGTAGTTTGACAGTAGACGGCGTATTGACAGCAGTATCACTTTCTACACAATACGTAACCTCATCGCAACTTACAATCGGTACCAGCCGCATTATTCTCAACGATGATGACGTTGTACGTTTCGCAGGGTTGTCAATTATTGACTCTGGTTCAAGTCAAACAACCGCATCCATCCTCTGGGATAGTCAAAATCATCACTTCATATATGACACGTTAAGTGGTTCTGCATACGAAAGTGCATATTTTATCGCAGGTCCACAGAACACCGGTTCATTAGGTAATGAAGTTGGATTGATAACTGGTCGTGTTCCAGTTGCATCCGGTCAACACAATATTGATACCAATCCGTTACTTACCCCACTCCGTGTAGAAGGAACTACGCTACATGCAGAAGGTAATGTATACATCACTGGTTCAGTAACCGCATCAGCATTTGCCGGAGATGGTAGTCAACTTACTGGTATTGTCACCAACCTTAACATCACAGGTTCAGATGGTGGTACTGGTACTGTATCTCTTAAGACACAAGCACTCACCATTGATGGTACTAATGGTCTTACCGCCACAGTCAGTGGTCAAACTATTACCATTAGTGGTAGTAACGCAACAACTACTGCAAAGGGTGTTGCATCATTCACGGGTTCAAACTTCACCGTTACTGGTGGTGAAGTAAGTGCGAACCCAATTACCTTCAACAGTGTTCCACTCAATCTTGGTTCAAGTTATTCATTCGGTCTTGCTAACATTACCTCACAAGGTGCTACCACTGCAGACCAAGTTGTACTAAATGGTGGAGCAGTCATCCACGGCGTTCTCTACAGTTCAGGTAGTAATGCAGACGTAGACACGGGTACTGAAGTAGTTGCAACCGTACAAACTGGTAGTTATGACGCGGCATTCTTTGATTATGTCGTCAAGCAAGGTTCAAACTATCGTGCAGGTACCGTGATGGCAGTATGGGAAGCAGGTACAACTAATGTTGAATTTACCGATACATCAACCAATGATTTAGGAAATACTGGAGATGTGGTATTCACAGTAGACATACTTTCTGCAACCGCACGACTCAAGGCAACAGTATCAACGGATAACTGGATTATTAAGACAGCTGTTCGCGCATTATAAAATATGTGAAAAAGGGGAATTATGGCAAATGAATTTATAGCCAGAAAGGGACTGATATCTTCTGGCAGTATTAATGTTTCGGGTTCGGTTACCGCATTTAATTTTTATGGAACTGCAAGTCAAGCGGTAAGTTCCTCATTTGCAACCACCGCATCCTATGCGATGAACGCAGGGTCAGGCGGCGGATTCCCCTTCAGTGGAAGTGCAGTCATCACCGGGTCACTTAATGTAACCCAGGCGGTGACTGCTTCTTCTTTTAAAGGCGATGGTAGTCAACTTACTGGTATTGGTTCTATATCGGCAGTTGCTATTGACACATACGAATTTATTGGTAACGGTAGTACAGTAGATTATATTTTAAGTCGTTCATATGGAAATGCGTCACTATTCATCACAGTAGATGGATTAGGATTTAATTCACCAGGCGACTATTCTATTTCTAGTTCTACTGTAACATTTACTTCCGCCCCACCATCAGAATCAGTCATATACATCAAGGGATTAAAAAATACAGGAGATGACCCATCTGGTTCGTTCACGGGTTCATTTTCTGGTTCATTCACTGGCACGTTTACTCAATTACCAAATATTAGTATTGTTGCTGACAATCATTTATTTGTTGGTGATGGCACCACAATCAATTACACATTATCGCAATCATATAGTCCAGCGATATTAACAGTATCAACAGATGGTCTAGTGAACGCATTAACAGAAGATTACACAGTAACTGGAACACAGTTATCATTTCTTATTGCGCCGCCAAGCGCATCAAACATATTAGTAAAAGGTATCAGATTAAGTCTGGCATAGTAGTGAATAAAGAGGGTTTTAATAGACTTTCTTTATATTTATATCAGATAACTCATTTTTAGAGATTATATAATGGCAACAACGAGACTTACGGGTGTATTAATTAAAAGTGGAAGTATTCCCACTACTGCATTAAGTGGCGGGGTTGTCTCTAGTTCCGCACAAATAACTTCGGGACTACCTTCTGGTGCTGTTAGTAGTTCGGCACAGATTAACACCGGATCGTTTACTGGCTCATTCACAGGTTCATTATTTGGAACTGCTAGTTATGCAACTACTGCCGACTTCGCGTTAACACCAGCTGGTACCGCAGGAACATCAGGTACTAGTGGTTCATCTGGAACTAGTGGTAGTTCTGGTACATCTGGGTCATCAGGTAGCACCGGAACTTCAGGTTCTTCAGGAAGTACAGGAACATCTGGTTCATCAGGAAGTACAGGAACCTCAGGTAGTAGTGGGTCTACCGGAACATCAGGTTCTTCTGGTACATCTGGAAGTAGCGGAACATCCGGCTCTTCTGGAAGTACTGGTACTTCGGGGTCATCGGGTACATCAGGTACGGCAGGAAGTAGTGGAACATCTGGAAGTAGTGGAAGCACTGGTACATCGGGCAGTTCTGGTACAAGTGGCACCGCAGGTTCATCCGGAACCTCTGGTACATTAACACTTACGGGTACGACCGATAATGGTTTAATTACTCTCAACGGTAGTGCTCCTAACGCATCGGTTGAAAGTAATCTTACCTTTGATGGGTCAACACTAACCGTCATCGGTAATAGTGTTGTATCCGGTTCCCATACGATTACAGGAAACTTAACTGTACTAGGTTCATCATCCATCAGTTATGTGTCACAAAGTACACTTAATGTTGCAACAAATCTTATTACAGTCAATACAGACCTACCAGGAGTACGTCTTGGTGGATTGGCGGTAATTGATTCGGCTTCATCATCACCAGTACGCAGTGGGTCATTCCTATTTGATTCTGCCAATGACCAATGGATTATGGTCCATCAAGACGCAGGAAATGGTATTACATCTTCTGTAGCATTGATGGGTCCACAGACATTTAATAATGTAGGAAATGAAACATTATTAACAAAGAATAAAGTATTAAAGTCTGACGGACTAGAGCACGTAACAGACTCTATTATTACAGATAACGGGTCACAAATTACCGTGGCAGGAACAGTTTCTGCATCATCCTTCACTAGTTCTATCGTAAACGGAGTTGGATTCTTTGGTACCGCATCGTTTGCATTAACTCCAGCAGGAACAAGTGGAACTGCAGGTAGTAGTGGTACTAGTGGTTCATCTGGAACCGCAGGCAGTTCAGGTTCAACAGGAACATCTGGTTCATCTGGTAGTACTGGTACTTCTGGGTCATCTGGAACATCTGGTTCTTCAGGAACAACGGGAAGTTCAGGAACCACAGGTACATCAGGTAGTTCTGGCTCAACAGGAACATCTGGGTCATCAGGAACTACAGGAACAAGCGGAAGTGCAGGAACTTCAGGAACAGCTGGTAGTTCTGGAACATCTGGAGCAAACGGAACTTCTGGTAGTGCAGGTACATCGGGTAGTTCTGGAACAAGTGGAGCAAATGGTGCAACTGGGAGCAGATACCCGTGTTGCGTTTTTCTCTGGAACCACTACACTTACTAGTAATGCAAGTTTGTTATATGTCTACCCACGATTAACTGTTGCTGGTGATAGTCCAAACATTTACCTAAATTCTGGTAATGATGATAGTAGAATCTATTTTACTGATACAGCACGGTATTGGAGAGGTGCCCCCGGTAATGTCATCGAAGGTTATACCTCATCAGGAAGAAGAACAGTTATTGGTGATTATGGTATCGGTATCAATAATGCATTGGGTGTAGGAACAGACCCAGCATTGGGGTGGACAAACGGAGAAATTCGTGCAACTAATGAAATTACCGCATACGCATCGGATGCACGACTAAAGGATTTCCACGGGACAATTAAGGATGCAGTGAAGAAAGTACTAGCACTTAATGGATACTACTTTACAGAAAATGAAGTAGCTAAATCACTAGGATTTAATAAAGATGCAATGCAAGTTGGTGTAAGTGCACAAGAAGTTCAAGCTGTTCTTCCTGAAGTGGTCGCTCCCAAAGAACAACAACGTACTATTGAAGAATTACAAGAAAGAATTAAGTTGCTTGAAACAAATAATAAAGGTTAACGGGAGTACGGTATGGGTATTATACCAGCAACCGGGTCGGAAATCGCAATGGGTAAGGTCAGAAACGCATATGGATTAACTGGTGCAGTTGAACTACGTGCCGATCTGGGTGCGCAAATTGGTATTACTACTGGTCAAATTCGATTATCTATTGATTTTGGTGGAAGAACAACTCCAAACGATTATGCATAATATAAGGACTTGACAAGTCTTATAGTGTAATATATATTTAAAAACGGTTATAAACTAAGGGGTTATATTTTATGAGTGAAATAACATTTGAAACATTATTGGCAGCAGTTAATACTAACCCATCGGACTACGAAGAAAGGTATGTCCGGTGGGTTTCTATTGGTTATGACAAAAAAGCTCTTTGTGAATTGTTATATGAATTACAATATCTGAAAGAAAAGGGTGAGTGGCCAGAACGTATTACATTTCTAGAAAAAGTTCTAGCACAACATAATCCTCAACACCTATTGAATTTATTAAATAACGACCCAAATACCGCTAGATTTGCGATGATTGAAAAATGGTCACGTAAAGGAGCAATGGAAATTCTTATTTTTGACAAATATAGTATTGAAACATTAAATACAGTTACTCAATTTCCATTAGCGGATTATCAACTGTTTGTCAAACGAGTACAAGAAATTACCACAATGATTCGAGAAATCACAAGTCAAGCAATTACATTAGCGTCTGGAGTAGCAGGATTATGAAAAGTATCTATGATATGAGTATTTGGCATACCAGACCGACTAAATTAGCAATTCTTGTTCCATGTAGAGAAACAGTATACAGTTTGTTTAGTGCATGTTTAGTAGAACTGGTGAAAACTACGACTATGGCAGGAATTGATGTTCATGTAATATATGACCAAAGTACTATCCTATTGACTCAACGTGAACGTCTTGCACAACAAGCATTATTAATGAAATCTGATTATGCATTGTGGCTAGACTCAGATATGATGTTTATGGGATGTATGATGATGAAAACCGAAGTGCTAAACAAAATAGTACCTCCGTATTTTGCGTTTGAGTATAAAGATAAAGAATGGCACGGTGAAGATTTCTTCTTCCAAAGTAAACTACGAAAAGCCGGATATAAGATTCTAGTAGATATGAATCTTAGTTTCCAAGTTCGTCACGTTGGACAATGGGCATTTGGTCCAAATCTAGGTGTAAATCAAGAACAACGGATTAAGAGACATACAAAAAAGGTAAAGAAGAATGGTTAATAATGAGTCGTGGTTAGCACATAGTGATTTATTTAAGAAATATTGGATTATAGAAACAAAACCGTGGGTACGGAGTCTTGGATGGTTTACTGATTATATAGAAACCGTTAAGGATGCAGACGGATGGGCACAAGCAGGTGAAAAAGAACTCACGGTATTTGATTATGTCCAAATAGTAGATATGCCACTTGCAGAAAAGAAATTGTATCGTTGTGTTAACGGCGCTACTTGGGAACACATTTCTGGACCTGTAGTGTTTGTCGTTCGTAAGGATGCCGAACAAGTGTTTATTGCAGGATGGGCCGGAGAGAAGAAAATCATTGAAAAGATGAAGAAGGAAAGTGACAATCCGTGGGAATGGTCAGAAAAAATAATTATTGAAGTTAATCCTGCATCGGCAGTACGAACTGTATCGGTAATTCGTAAACCAAGAGCAACCGATATTCCTGTATTCTTTATTAGTAATGGTGAAACCAACGCAGATAAGAATTGGCAACACTTAACCACATTATATCCTAAAGCAATTCGTATTAGTAATATTGACGGACGGAGAAAGGCGTTTCATCGGTGTGTAGATTTGGCAGGAGAGGCACGACAGTTCTTCGTAGTTACTGGAAAGAATTACCTCACAGACGTTACGGTATTTAATTATCCAGTACACGCCATTCCCGACGCGCACGTAGTATTTCAAGCAAAGAATATGAGTAATAGATTAGAATACGGACATATGGGCATTGTCTGTTATAATACTAATCTCGTATTGAATACGCCGGCTAATTTCGGACTCGACTTTACCCAATATAGTAAAACGGTTTCCATTCCACTTACGGTAAGTGAAGCACACTTTGCAACTAGTCCGTTAGAAGCATGGAGAACCGCGTTCCGTGAAACCGTGAAGTTGACATTACAACATTCTACGGATGCACACCTCTGGTTACAACGATGGATGGCGTTTGCGGAGGGGGAAAACGCAGAATGGGTATTGAAGGGTGCCAAGGATGGACATGAATATGCACAGCAGCATGAAAAGAATCCAGAAGCACTCCGTAATACGGTCAGTTGGACTTGGTTAGAACAACATTTTGAGGAAATGTATGGACAAAATGGATGATGTTCTACAAATAAGTTCTTCACGCATAATACATTGGATGAATGTAATACGTGATTGTTCTAACGAAGAAAGATATAGACTACTTGAAAATTTTTGGGACAGTCAAGTTCGAAGTAAATCTTGGATAATAAACACATTAAAGACACATATACCGCATTTATCTGGCCGAGTTTATATTATGGGAGGATGGTATGGTATATTATCTCAACTTATAGTTGATAATTTTCCAACTTCTGTATTTAATATTGACAAGGACGAGAATTGTATTAGATATGGTAAGTCTCTGTCGGATAGCGATTGGAAAATATATTTTTTAACAAGAGATATGGGGGAATTTAGTAGTTATTTAGACCCCAAACTAATAATTAATACAAGTACAGAACATATTACCCAAGAAACGTATGATAAATGGATGCATAACGTACCGTATGACGTACCAATTATAATTCAAGGAAATAATTTTTATGATTGTTATGACCATATCAGATGTTATGATACATTAGAAGAGTTTAATGAAAATAATTACATGGGTAAAATAATCTTTACAGGTCAATTAGAATGTAGAGGACCAGAAAAACCATTTCACCGATTTATGACACTAGGATATAAATAATATGACAGCAATAGACTTATTTAGGTCAGCAAAAAAGCAATTATCCGTTATTAGTCCAACAATGTGTGCCGCAAAGTGGCAACAAGTTACTATCCATTTAGGGACAGGAACGACACATAGTTGCCATCATCCAAAAGTACATCCAATTCCATTAGAAGAATTGGTAAAAAACCCTTCAGCTTTACATAATACAAAGTACAAGAAAGAATTAAGAAAGCAAATGTTAGATGGACAACGACCAGACGAATGTGATTATTGCTGGAGAGTTGAAGATAACCCTCAGGGTGAACATGATGGAGAAGTTTTTAGTGATAGAATTGTAAAAAGTTCCGAAGAATGGGCATTTCCTCACATATCTACACTTGATAAGTTGCCATGGGATGTAAATGTAAATCCATCTTATATGGAAATTGACTTTGATACTACATGCAACTTTAAGTGTGCATATTGCTCCCCACTGTATTCTACTACATGGATGCAAGAAATTAAACAGCATGGTCCATATAAGTTACCAACGACAACATTTAATGGGATAGATCATTTAGAAAAAGGTCAAGGGTTACCAATTCTTCAATCAGAAGAAAATCCTTACATCGATGCATTCTGGAAATGGTGGCCGGATGCAGTAAGACATCTCCATACGTTTAGAATTACTGGTGGTGAACCGTTGTTAAGTAAGCATACATTTAAAGTATTGGATTACTTAATAGACAACCCACAACCGCAAATGGAATTTAATATCAATAGTAACTTGGGTGGTCCAAAAGAACTCGTTGACAAATTTATTGAAAAGATATCTATAATACAAGATAAAAAGGCTGTCAAGGAATTCAAATTATTTACTAGTAATGAAGCACATGGTAAGCGAGCTGAATACGCCAGATTTGGATTAGATTACAATTATTGGTTAACTAACGTAGATAGAATTCTAAGTGAAGTGCCGGACAGTAGAGTAACTATGATGTCTACATATAACTTATTGTCGGTGACTTCATACTTAGATTTCTTAAAAGATATGTTGGATTTAAAATTAAGATATGCGCACCAGACAGAACGACAACTCCCAATAGCAGTAGATGTACCATATTTAAGACATCCACAGTTCTTATCAGCTTGGATATTAACCGAAAACTTTTTGTCGCACATTGAAGATTGTGTAACGTTCATGTATAAAAATCAGCAATTCGGTAGATGGTATCCATTGGCTACTAGAGGATTCTATGAGCACGAAATACACAGAATGGAACGTTTGTACTACCTCGTACAGAAAAATATGGGGGTTGATAAGCCCGAGAATGCAGAGCAAAGAAAGAATTTTGCTGCATTTATTGACCAATATGACCAACGTAGAGGCACAAGCTTCTTAGATACCTTTCCCGAACTAGAGACATTCTATCATTTTTGTAAGTTATAACATGCCACAAATAAATTTTTTATATGAATTTATGACACCAAACGGTTATTTACCGTTAGGATATCAGCAAAAAGACCTTCCTATAATTTTTAGTGAAACTAATGATAGGTTAGATATTAAACCTAATGTAAGTACAAGAATGGTACGTGATGATAATGTGTTTGTATCAAATAGTACAGAAGATATGTTTAACGTACTTTCAGAACCTATCAATGATTGCTCACATAGAGTGTTGATGCAAGATATTAGTGTCGAGCAACTCAGAGATGATTATAATATATTGGTTATAACTACTGTTCATGAGCAAGGTATAACGAAATATATTAAAAGCATAGACTTAGATGATTTATTCAGTAAAAAAACACTATCAATATTTAAACAATATGATAGTGTAAGATTAGTTTTTATTGATGAAAAGGAAGGGGCTTATATATACGAAGATGAGTTCTTTAAAAAATTTCAATCGTTCGCAAACAAACATAATCTTAAAGAGAATAAAATAGTCTTTATAACAAATACATCTAATATAAAACAAATTTATCAAGATTTCTTAAATAGAAATAATGTATCTTCATTTATGACATGTGATACTATTAATTTTTGTATAGATGATAATCCCGGACAAAATATTCTTAGATATGAGGGAACAACGAATAATTACGAAATAAATAGTATCGTTGAAAGAGGTACGGAATATTCAATCGACCCAAGACCTACTATCGGGGGTACACGTAAAAAGCATTTTCTATGTCTGAACAGAAACAGCAGTAGATTTCACAGACCAAAATTGGTGTTGGACTTAATAGGAAGTGATGTATTTGATAAAGGATTGGTATCTTTATTTAAAACTCCAGAATTTGATAAATTTTGTGAACAAGAACAAAATGTTCTATACAAATTGTTAATAAAAGAAAAATATCCATTTGTTATAGATTATGATGATCCGGATTATGTAGCAGATATGCACAATTACTTTACTAAGCGAGATATGTGGAACGATACATATTTTTCTCTTGTAACCGAAACTGATGTAAAGAGTGGGCCAGTATTTATTACAGAAAAAACGATAAGACCGATGATATACTTTCATCCGTTTATAGTATATGGGAATCCCAATACTTTAGCAGAACTACATAAAATGGGATTCGAGACATTCCCAGAAATTTTTGATGAAAGCTATGATACCATAGAAGATGAAAATGAAAGATTATCTTCAATCATGCGAAGTGTAACAAAATTATGTTCTTTACCTTTAGAAGATTTACATAAGTTGTATTTTTCTGTATATCCTAAATTGGTGCATAATAGAAATTTACTAGTAGAGTTTACAAAAACACAACGTCTTAGAAACAAATTTTTACATCTTATTAGTTTATGAAAGATATCTTTTTAGTTAACGATTATATAGGTCCGCATGGACCTTTAGAAAATTGTTTAAATTTTGATTATTTTTACACTTATGTAGATAATGATTTTAATAAACAAAATAGTATTATATCACAATTAGAAAAAAAATACTACGATGGTGTTTCTGTGTGGAACGGACAAGGAACCATTGAATATGCTGTTACTGGAGAAGTTTCTACACACGAAGTCTATGAAAATTTGCACGACACAGATGGTATTTATCTGTATGTAATATCTCCGTTCGGTGGAGGTAGCTGTACTTTTGGTCTACATGAAAGTTTACACATGCATAGATCGTTTACACATTTTATACCAGAAAAAGTAAAGGTATTAATTAAAAATAAGAAAAATTTTTATTTGTTTATAAATTATTCAAATGAAGGTACATTGAATAATGAATTTTTTGAAGTTATATATAAAGACGCCGAAGAGTTTAACTTCCCTTTGGAAAAAATAATATTTTGTATGTCGGATTATAACATTCAAAAAAACTTTGACGAATGGTATGAAAATTATACAACTAGACCTGATGTCAAAGATAAAAATTTACCAAAGATAAAGGTATTGTATCACATTTGGTCACTAAAAGATAAAGCAAATGAGTTTGTAAAATTATTGAATAATGAAAAAACTACATTCGGAAAAAATGCAAATGTATGTAGTGTTGTATCTAAAAATGAAGTAACGGATAAAATACTGCGACAGAAAAAGTTTTTGATGTTAAATAGAAGATTACGACCACATCGTTTGTATGCTGTATTATTATTTAATCATTTGAATATAATAGACGATATTTCCGTATCATATGATTTAAATACTATGCAAGTATTCAGTTTAGAAGAACATGCATACAGTGAATTTCATCTAGGTAATGAAATTTCCTATGACATTGTAAAAAATGAATACGAAAAAATGAAGCAAACAAAACCAGTTAGTACAGTAGACTATAAAAATTTAGAGGAAGTGTGGGGATTTAACTTCGAAAATAAAAAAATATATTTACAATCTTATATACACATAATTCCAGAAACAAACTTTTTTGAAAGCGGTGGATATTTCTCAGAGAAAACTTGGAAACCTGTTGGACACCTTCAACCATTTATTTTTATGGGTCCAGCAAATGGACTTAAAGAAATACGAAGGTTTGGATTTAAAACGTTCTCTCCGTTTATAAATGAGAGTTATGACGATGAAACGGATAATGCAAAGCGTTTCAAAATGATAATAGATGAAATCGAAAGATTATCAAAATTATCAATAGAAGAAATTCATAACTGGTATCATTCTATTTTTGAAGAAATCCTAGTACCTAATCAAGAATTATTTTTGTCGTATGCAAATCAACAATTAATGAAAGAATTTTTTATAAAAAATTTGTTTGAGGTTTTAGATGATAACACCTAATGTAAATAACGAGTGGGGACAACTTAAAAAAATAATATTAGGAACTCACCGTGGTGCACAAATTCCAACTATTAAAGACAAGGCATTGCACTGTGTAGACTACGCACACTATACGGATGAAGAATTTAGCACTATTCCAACTGGCCCATACCCTACGCAAGTCTTGGAAGAAACACAAGAAGATTTAGAAGAAATAGAAAGAGTATTAATATCTTTAGGCGTAGAAGTATATAGGCCACCAAGAATATCAGGAGACAGACCATTTAATGACTCATATTATGATTATTGTCCCCGTGATTCGATGTTAGTAATTAAAGATAAAGTCATAGCTACTCCCATGACCTTACGTCAACGACGAGATGAGGCGGACAAATATAAGGAATTGTTTACACCTGAAAGTTGGGTCACGTTCCCAAAACCAGTTGCAGAAGATAGTTTATATGACCGTAGTGACTTGTCCAGAAGTACATTGATGAATAGTGAACCTGTATTTGACGCAGCAAATGTACTTAAAGCAAACTACGATATTTTATATTTGGTATCTAATACAGGAAATCGTGTCGGGGCGGAATATCTACAAAACTGGTTACGGGAAAACATATCAGAACATTATAAAGTACATTTAGCAGAAAATATATACGCGTACATTCATATTGATACCACATTTGTATTTTTAAGAGAAGGATTGGTATTGGTAAATCCATCCAGAGTAAACGTATACAATACACCTGATTTTTTAAGAAATTGGATTAAAATTAATGCACCAGAACCATATCCAACTCAAGTTATGTCAGATTGGTGTCCTGCGTCACCGTGGTTAGGTATGAATATTCTTTCTATCAATGAAAACTTAGTTATGGTGGAACAGAATCAAATTATGTTGATGAAACTACTAAAAAAATTAGGAATAGAATCTATACCAGTTAGATTAAGACATGCACGAACATTAAGCGGTGGCCCACATTGTATTACACTAGATGTTGAACGGGTATAACCCTTGACAAATTAATTACAATTAATTAGTTTTAATGATGAACCTTACAAGGAGGATGTATGAAAGAGTACAAGTACTTAACGATTGACGAACAACAGCAAATGTTGTTTGCATGGCGGTACATTGGATTCATTAATCTCGAACTTCTTACAGAAGAAGAGGTAGATGAAGTCAATGAAGAAATGGATAAACTACGTAGAGAAAGAACTGGAACCACCGCACCAGACGGTAAGGTATGGGGTGAGTGGGATCCATTCTCGTATCCACACAAGTTATCTCCAAAATTAGCAAAGTTATATTCTCACCCAAAGATTCTTGAAGCGTGTGAATTCTTAATGCAATCGGAAATCATTGGTATGCAAAGTTGGGGATACTTCAAGCCACCCGGTCAGCTTGGACGGGACCAACACCAAAACGCATTTTATACCAAGTGTGGTCCAAATGAAATCATCAATGTCGCAATTGCGCTTGATAACCACGACCCAATAAACGGAGCGGTTTGGAATTACGAAGGTACGCATCTTCTTCCAGTTCTCCCAATTGAAGTCGATGAAGAACGGACAAAGACGAATCCTGCATTCTGGCACAACGAACGTGGTAAGCCGTGTGTAATGCCAGAAGGACATACTTTTAGAAAGGTTGAAGGATATCAACGTAAGGGAACAATGACTATTCTCCATTCTCACGTTGTTCACGGGTCGGAAACAAATCGTTCAAACAGAATGCGCCGTAATTTCATTGGTGGTTATTTAAAGAAGGGCGCACCATTTGCATCTGGAAACCAAATGAAGCGTGAACCGATTGATATGTACGTAATGAGAAAGGAACATTGGGGATTCTAAAGTGAAAATTTTATTGACTGGTGGTGCTGGTTATTTAGGTTCTACCATCACTAATAAATTACTTAATGAAGGGTATTCGGTAACTGTGTTAGACTCTTTGGAGTTTAACCAGTTATCGTTGCTCCCGTTTGTTAAGAATAAAAACTTCAAGTTTATTTACGGTGATGCGAGAAATAAAGACCTTCTTAAAAAGTTGGTTACTTCTCACGATATTATAATTCCGTTAGCTGCAAGAGTCGGATTTCCGGCATGTGATGCGGACCCAATTACCGCAACACAATTAAATTATGAACAAATTGTAGATGTTGCAAATTTTGCAGACGGTAAAGCTAAGATACTGTTTCCTAACACAAATAGTGGGTATGGTGTTGCAGAAGGTGGACAAGTATGTTCCGAAACTAGTCCACTTAATCCCATTTCTCATTATGGGGTAACAAAAGTAAATGCTGAAAGGTTCTTACTACAAAATACAGATGCAATATGTTTTAGACTTGCAACAGTGTTTGGACCATCACCAAGAATGAGAACGGACTTACTAGTTAATGAGTTCGTATATAAAGCTATTACAGACAAATATATTGTGTTGTTCGAACCACACTTTAAAAGAAATTATATTCATATTGAAGATGTGGCGGAAGTATTCTCATTTATGATTACTAACTATGACACGTATAAAAACGAAGTCTTTAATGTTGGGTTATCGGACGCTAATCTATCAAAATTAGAATTAGTTAATCTGATTAAAAAATACGTACCAGATTTTTCAATTAGTGTATCTGATTATTATGAAGACCCTGATAAACGAGATTACATCGTATCTAATCAAAAGATTGAAGCGACAGGATGGAAACCGCAGTACAGTATTGATGATGGTATCCAACAACTAATAGATACGTATAAAATGATTGTACCCAGAATGTCATCTGAGTTTAGAAACGGATTCCCGTTGGGGTACGCTAACACTTTATAATATGAATTACAAATACGCAAAATGGTATGATTTTGACATACATCCGTCAAAGGTATTTGGCGATGAAGTTCCAATGTTTTCTCCTACATCGTATCAAGAATTTCGTGGAGAAATTTGGACAAGTTACCATACTAAACACCATCCAGTCAATCAATATATTGGGTATATGAAAGATTTGACTGTTCACGATAGACACTCACGATCATACAAGGGTGTCCTTCGTGGACTACACTATGACCATAAAACGTGGAAAATGGTACAAGCGTTAGTTGGTGATATCTATCTAGTTGTTTTGGATATGAGAGAGGATTCTTTCACCTATGGAAAATGGGAGTCCTACATTATATCAGAAGCAAACAAGATGCAAGTATTGGTTCCGCCTGGGTTCGCAAATGGACATTATGCACTCACAGATTGTATATTTAGTTATAATCTATTTTATGAGGGTGATTTTGTGGACGTAGACAAACAACAAGTAATTAAATGGAATGATACACGTTTTGATATGGAATGGCCCACCAAAAATCCAATAATACAAAAACGTGATTCTTAAAAGAGGAAAACATGGTCACCAACATAGAAAAGTATCCAGTAATAAGAAAACCAGAGTACACTCCAGAAAGCTTAATTTCTTTTGAGAATAAAATTGTAGAGCACTGGGAAGGTGGTAAAATACGAGGACCAATACATCTTTCTAATGGAAATGAAACACAACTCATTGAAATATTTACTCGTATAAAAACTACCGATTGGGTGTTTTCTACCTGGCGTTCGCATTATCACGCTTTATTGAAAGGTATATCACCTGACTGGATAGAATCTGAAATTCTCCAAGGTAAATCTATTACTCTGTGTAATATAGACAACAAATTTTATTCGTCTGCCATAGTTGGTGGAACTCTCTCTATTGCCCTCGGAGTTGCTACAGCAATTAAACGGGATGGTAGTAACGATAAAGTGTGGTGTTTTATAGGTGATATGTCGTTTGAGAGTGGTATATTTTATGAGGTTCATAAGTACGCAAGAAATTATAATCTACCACTATATTTTGTAGTCGAAGATAATCATGTATCTACCAACACACCTACAGAAGCAACATGGGGATATGTGTTACGGGATATTCCAGATGATGTTATATACTACAATTATAAGTCTAAATATCCTCATTACGGAACAGGAAAATGGGTAGTGTTTTAAACTTCAAAGATTTTATTTCTGAATGGGATATAAATTCTGAATATGTTCTGTTCGGAGCTAGTAAAGAGTGTGTTCAGTTTATTAGAAGCTTGGATTTTTTATTAGGAGAAAATTCATTAAAAATAAAATACATAGTGGACCATAATGTAAAAGACACTATGACGGCAAATAATATTAATGAAGTAAGTTCGTTTTATAGAGAATCAAAGCAAGTAGATAATAATAGAAAAGATTTAAAACTAATACACATAGATAATTTTAATGAATTCGACGCTAAAGTTATCATAACTACAGATGAATTTAGAAACGATTATAAAAAATATTTACAATCACATAATGTAAAGTATACTTGGTATAAAAATATAGCATCAATTTGGCCGTTTGAATATAAAAATAAGACACACATATTCCAAACAGACATATTGGTTACACAAAGATGCAATTTAAATTGTTCTCATTGTAATATGTTTATCCCACATTATGAAGAACCTGTTCATAGAAATATAAACACTATTATACATGACGTTGATTTGTTTTTTAATAAGGTAGATTATGTTAGTATATTACATTTGGTTGGGGGTGAACCGTTTTTATATCCCAACATAGATAACATAATAAATCATATCACAACAAAATACGCAGATAAAATAGACAAGTTTATTATTACAACTAATGGTACAACTACTCCAAAAGATACTACAATAGAACTGTTAAAAAACAAGGATATAATATTAAGTGTAAGTAATTACTCCGATAAGTTATCAGCTTTAAAATCTAAGGTAACTAAAAACATAGAGTATTATCAATCAAATGGCATACAACACTATGTCAGAAATAATATTGAGTGGTATGACTTTGGTGATTTGAGAGTAAAAAAGAACTTATCCGAAGAAGAATTGGTCAAGCATTTTGAAAGTTGTACTGCTCCATTTCGAGGGTTAAATGACGGTAAATTTTATTATTGTCACCTGAATACTAGCGCAGTATTAACAAAACTATTTCCATCAAATCAAAACGATTATGTAGAATTGGATTCGGTATCACAAGAAAATCTTATAAAGTTTGATTTAGGACGCACACAACTAGGATATATTACTTTTTGTGATAATTGTAATGGATGTAATACTGGAATTAAAATACCCACAAGTTACGAAAAACAAGGTGTCAGAAAATGATTGTTATAGTTGACATAGATGGTACTCTCTGTACCCACGAAAAACGAGAAAAAATTGCAACTGATATACACGGTGTATTCCATTGGGATATATTTTATACACACGATAATGTTATGTCAGATGAACCTATATGGGAAACCATAAATAATGTGAAAAAATACAAAGATAAGCAGTTCAAAATAATAATTTTTACAGCAAGACCAGAGGCTGTAAGAAGTTCTACTGAATTGTGGTTACACACCCACGGAATTCCATTTGATGCATTATATATGAGAAGTGTAGAGAATCATACAACACCTGCGATAGAATTAAAAAAGAAAATGTATGATACATTCATCGATGATAAAGTATTTTGTGCATTTGAAGATAGAGATGAAATAGTAGATTTGTGGTTGTCTCTGGGTATCCCAACTTTTAAAATAGAGTATGAACAACATAAAACAGCCTGACTCTTTTGAGGAACTTGGTTACACATACTTCGGACCATTACTTTTTAATTTTTTTACTTGGTTAAAAACAGAAGTAGTAAATTCTGATATAATATTTTTTAATTCACGTGAAGGATTTTTTCTAGAGAAAATGTATAAGCATTTTCAAGAGGAGTATGACTTACCTCAGTCTATATATTTTAAGACATCACGGAAGCTTTCTACTATAGCTTCTATAGTAGAACCAGAGGACATATACAAAACCTTTAGTTTGCATAGATACAGAGGAAAATTATCAAATTTATTGTTAGATAGATTCGGAATCAACCCCCACATTGATTCCGATTATTTATTGGATACACGTAACACTATACCAAACTTAGACAAATATACAGAAGAAATATTATACAATGCAAAACGTGTAAGAGATGAATATGGTAAGTATGTTTCTAATGTTGTGGGTGATTTTAAAAATATACTGATGATTGATAGCGGATATCAAGGAACTACGCAGTATTATATTCAAAAAACGTATGGGTTGACATTTAAAGGAAGATATATTACATTTAAAGGTAATCCATACCTAACCGATGTAAAAGGACTCTACGACTTTAATAACACAAAATTTCCGCAAAATATTATATTTTTTGAATCTGTTTTTATAGATAGAGTTGGTACCTATGTTGATATAAAGAACGGTAACTTTATAAACGAAACTGTTGAAAAAGAAATACAATTTTTCGAGGAAAAAGAAAAAATAGTAGAGGGAATTCAGCAGTTTATATTGGACGGAAATGTAACATCAATAGAACATGCTGATTATATTTTTGATTTGATGTGTACTAAGGACTTTATAAAAAACAAAGAATTGATGAATATATTTTACCACGATAACTACTACGCTCGTGATAATATTAGGAAAATAGTATGATAAATTTTGTATTTTTAAATAATGAACTTACACCAAATGGGGACGGTAAGTTTGCCCGCCAAGGACCATTTAATGATTATATAAAAAAGCACAATTTTAGTTACACTTTGGATGGAACATTAAAAGACGGCTTTAAGAATTTATTACCAATAGAAATAGACAAAGGTGGATATGGTGTAAGAGATATACCAATTGGGTTAATACAATTTATAAACGAAAATGATATAAAATTGCTAATACTCGGACTACCGGACCCCACGGGAAAAGATGCTTATAGGTTTTCTTTAGAACATCTAAATAAACTTGGTTTAGATTTTAATAAACTAATCTATATAGACACTAATATAAGATTGAAGGATATAGACACTGGATTCAAACATAAGATATATACTTTCAATTTTTTTATAGAAGAAGCAATACATAATACAGAACATTTTTATGATAATGAAAATGAACTGGGTTATATAAGTAAACAGATAGAGTTAAGTGAAATAAATACTTTTAGAAACAAAAAGTTCCTATGCTTTAATCGGTCGTTAAATAAAGCGCATAGATTTATATTATTGGACGAATTTTTAAAAGGTACGTTTACTGATTCGTACTTTAGCTTCCTCCGTCCTATAGATTATCCTGTTGAAAACGAAGAATTTTTTAGTAGTTATACTGAAACCATCGTAACAAGTGACCAAATTTATAATTACAACAAGCATATTCCAATCGAATTGGATACACAAAATGTAGAAAATAAAACTAGTTTTGCGGTATCCAATACACTCAAAAAAGAGTTGTTTTTGGATAGTTGTATAAACATAGCCACAGAGACTACATTTGCAACCAATGAATTATTCCTTTCGGAAAAGATATTAAAACCTATACTTGGATATCAGCCGTTTATTGTATTTGGACCACATGGATACTTAGTAGAACTAAAAAAATATGGGTTTAAAACGTTTTCTGACTTTTGGGATGAAAGCTATGATGATATACAAGACCCGGTAGAGAGAGCAAAAAAGCTTATTTCTTTGGTGAAACACCTAAATAATAAGACTATAGAAGAGTTGAATGATATTTATAGGAGTACAAAAGATATTTGTATATATAATAGAAATTTGTTCTATAGTCTAAAGAACGATACATTAAAAGTTATTTTCGAGGAAATAAAAAATGAATGGTAAAAAGGTTTTGATTACAGGCGCTAATGGTCTTGTTGGTAATTATGCGGTTCAAAAATGTATAGAACGAGGTGCGTTTGTTACTGCGGTAGATATTGTAGAGCCAACGAACCAAATTAAGAAGTACAAAGAAAACTATCAATTCATTCAAGCTGACCTACGTGAATTTACTCAATGTAAAGATGTTGTTAAAGGTCAAGATATTATATTTCACATCGCCGGAGTAAAAGGTTCCCCTAAACGGGCGATGGAACAACCAGCGGACTATTTTGTCCCTATGCTACAATTCAACACAAATATGATGGAAGCCGCTCGACTCGAAGATGTCGAGTGGTACGTCTTTACGTCCACTGTTGGCGTATATCAACCTGCCGAAGTCTTTATTGAGGACGATGTATGGAAAACTTTCCCATCGGAAAAGGACAAGTATGCGGGGTGGGCGAAGAGACTAGGAGAACTTCAAGCAGAAGTATATCAAGTATCATATAACTGGAATAAGGCATCCGTTGTCCGCCCAGCCAATATCTATGGGCGCCACGATAACTTTGGCCCAGAATCAACTGTTATCGCATCTTTAATCAAAAGATTGTTTGGTGAAAAGGAACATCCTCTTGTATGTTGGGGGGATGGGTCACCAATTCGTGATTTCATTTACGCAGGTGATGTTGCGGATGGTATCATTCAAGCATATGAACAACGTATCACTCAACCAATTAATTTAGGGAGTGGTACTGGAGTAACTATCAAACAACTTGCTGAAACACTTGTCGAACTTTACGAAGAAATGTATGGTGTTAAAGTTGACATTGAATGGGATCCGACGAAGCCAAACGGTGACGCTAAGAGACTTATGAGTACAGAACGGGCAGAATCTTTTGGAATACAACAAAAAGTCTTGTTGAAAGAGGGATTGAGAGAAACCATAGATTACTACTTAACCCACGTTAAAGTATGATTGAACATCGAGCTGATAGAATATTTGAACCAACCGTATCAGTATTTGATGGTGGATTGGTGATTAATTATAAAAAAGTAGGAACACGTTTCATGCGTGAATTCGCCAGTGGCGGTTCTATGGAACAAGATACGAAAAATAAACAGATAGATTTTATTATACATCTTAATCCACGGTTTGATATAAGGTATAATAATAAAATACATTACAGATGGTTAACTAGGCACATATATGCACCATGGCATTATAGTGAGCATGGTTTTGATAATGGGCACCTAGCAGATTCTTTTGAAAAATGGAAGAATGATGAGTCATTCTTAGCAGATATGGGGGTAGAATCATATACCGAGTTGTTCTTTGAAAATAAAAAAGATATCATCTTTATAATAAGAAACCCACTTGACAGATTTTTTTCTGGGGTCACACAATGTACGCTCGCGTATCTCACAGGATTAGAAGCAAGTGTATCTGAAACCGAGTACTTAAAGGAAATGACTGGATTTTCAGATGAAAAACTACAAAAAATGATTACTTTGTTTACACAAGGGGTACATCTAAGAGAAAATTCAGGTTATGTACCTTTGGTAGCAGACGAAGATATGATAACATTATTTAGATTTATTTTAAAATATAAATGGGATTTGATAATTTCGGATATTCATGCGGAACCATATTTGGTCCATTTTAGAGAATGGATAAACAATATTAAAGATTATTCAAAAGTTAAGGTGGTAGATTTGGCACACTTACGAACATCAACAGCTGAACTATTTTTTTCAAAACTTGCGAATAACGAAGATGGTCTGTATAGGAAAACAATTAATCATCAATCAAAAGAAAGTAATACTTGGTTATATGATGCTATTAAAGACGCATATAATAAAAATAAATTCTTTGAATATTCATTTGGTAACCCTACGTCATTGATTGATGAATATTTAAAGCACGAATATCTGACATACTTAGAACTTTTAAATAGTCCATTTTACATTAATTTGGCAAACTAGAGGATGGTATAAATGAAAAAAACAGACAAAATTTTAGTTACTGGTGCAAGTGGATTCATCGGTTCTCGTTTATTAAAAATGTTACACGAAACGGGATACACAAATCTACGTGCTACCTCTTGGAATAGAGAACTACGTGACACGTTTGATGGCGTAGAACACATTAAAGGAAATCTACAAGATGCAGATTTTTGTGAAGTAGTATCCAAAGATGTTGACGTTGTATTCCATTGTGCAGCAAATACATCAAATGCTCTTGATACAAAGTTCAACCCACTCCTTCACGTTACCCCAAACATAGAAATGAACGTGAACCTTATGGAACAGAGTTGGAAGAATAAGGTTCGTAAGTTTATTTTTATTTCTTCGAACACCACATATCCAGATATGGGTGACATTCCTTGCAGAGAAGATACAGTTGTACAAACACCAGATATCGTTCCTGTATATAAAGCAGTTGGTTGGATGAAGCGGTATTGTGAAACATTGTGTGATTTCTTCTCAAATCAAATTCACAATCCAAAAGGTTGCTGACGGACTAAACCCTATTCCAGTATGGGGAGATGGAACTGAAGTTCGTGATGTTATCCACGTTGACGATATGGTAAGTGGATTTATTACGGTCGCAGAAAAGGTTAACACATATGATATTTACAATGTATCTTATGGAGAAGGGTACACGGTAATGGAAGTATTAAATGCCATCAAAGAAATTGAAGGTAACACAAATCCTATTAGTTTTGTAAATAATAAGGCACCAATGATACCCGTCAGATTACTTGATAATGCTAAGTTAAAGAATTTGGGATGGACCCCAAAGTACGATTATTATGGCAATCCTATGTCAAAAACAATTGAAGGATTACCAAAAGAACGAATGATAGAAACTCCTGTTATGGAAGAAACCCAAATGGGTATGACATTAGGTATGGCGATGACAGGAAAATTAGTTGTTAGTTTCTATCCACGGTGGGATTTTTTAATCTCCGCAATGAATCAATTGGTTAATCACTTGGATAAATATGAGTTGATGACGAGTAAAAAAGTACACGTTATTGTACGGGTAGGTAAGGGTTCCGATAAACCACTGGACCCAGGACATCAACACAAGGCAAACTATATAAAACCTTTCGGTGAAATGTTAAAGACTGTAACTTTATTAGACTGTACCACCGCAGAGAGTGTACGAGATAATTATAACTTAGCAATAAATACACCTGGTGTTTATATCATAAACGAATATCCTGAATTATATTAATATGAAACACGGCATCTTATTTTTAGGAGATAGCTTTACTTGGGGAGAAGGATTGGAGCTTTATTGTAATACTCCAAAGTGGATTGCAGAAAGAACTCAAGATAATACTTGGTCTGCATTAATGCATAAACAAGATATGGACGGTGTTAGTTTTCGAGAAGAAAATAGATTTGCGGGACTAGTTGCTAAACATTTTAATAAACATTCCTTCGTTAGTCTTAATAATGGTGGAACTTTAGCATCTAATATTAGTACAGCACATAGATTTTTATTTAATCCTAATTTGTATATTGATACAATTATTATTCAATTTTCTTCATTTTCAAGAGAAGCATTGCATCTTACGTCTAATTGTATGTGTGATACTTGTGTCTTAGGCCGAGAAGATGGCAACGGCGATATAAACCGTCCATTTTCGGGTTGGTTAATGCATAACGTATTAACTAAAGTATTACAGAAGGAAAGTTTAAATGACAAAGAAACATATTTATTAGATTTCTATAAAAAAATAACTGGATTGGACACAGATAATCCTGAATTTTTGAATGTATTAAATAAGAAAAGATACGAATGGTACGAATCTGTTTTTTATATATTTTTTAATACCATTATTGAATGGGAATCTGACGGTAAAAGAAAAATCTATTTTATAGATACCTGGGAACGAGACACAAGCGATTTCATATTTACAACTGACAATAGCTTTATACATAGATATCGTAATAATTTTATACCATTAGTCAGTAAAGATAATGAAAAATATGTAAGATATAATGATTGGGAAACTCATTTCGGTAAAACTCGAATAATATCAGATTTTCCAAAAACAAATAATGACCATATGTCATTAGAACAACATCAATACGTAGCAAAATCAATTATACAATTTTTAGAGAATAAAAATTATGAGTAGATTTCATAAAATTACACCGTTGGATTTTTCAGAATGGTTCGTAACGGAAGAGGAACGGCATACATTTTCGCCATCGGAATGGGTATTACCTTTTCCGTGGATATCGATGTTTGTATATACGCATATGAAAGCAAACTTTTGCGGATACAATGAATTCGATAACCAACAAGAACGTCCCAAAATTTTACAAATTGGATGTGCGCAGGGCGGTGATGCAGTAGAGATTGCAAAAGTATTAAAACTACCAATGATAAATGGTGAACTTCACGTTATTGATTGGTTCAAGGGTAATTTGACTGTGGATAAAGAAGAGGAATGGGCATTTAGTCCAAACAACGTAGACTATTGGAAATTTCACTTGTGGTCAGAAGCTAAGAAGTTTAAAGTAGATGATATTATCACAGTGTTTGAAGGTGACTCAAGACAAGTAATACATCAAATGAAAGATGACTATTATGATATGGTGTTTATTGATGGTGGGCACGAGTATAGTATAGCAAAATCTGATATAGAAAACGGCTATAATAAACTAAAACGTGGTGGCGTAATGGTTTTGGATGATTTAAGTGGGGATGATTCCTTTTACGAAAAGTACGATTTGAAAAATGCACCAGATAAAATTATAGAATCAGACACATATAGATTTGAGGACGGTTCAAGATTTCATGCTGGAGTTATGAAAGTTGTACGAGAATTTTTTGGTGACGATATAATTAGAATTCGTTCACATGATAAAGCGTACCACATTAAAAAGTAAATATTATGAAAAGAATTTTAGATTATGACTGCATAGCAGGAGACTTATTTTCTACGTTCTACACAGAAATTGATACACGATTTAGTAATCACGTAGGAATATATGATATAATAGTATTATCCAGAGATAATATTCAAGATAATTTTGATGACATTTTACCACACATCGGTCAACATACAAAAGTTATTGTTAGTATAGTAGCTGAGAGTGGTTGTATAGAAGATTTTTTGTTAATATTTTATCAAATAACCAAAAAGCATTCAAACATTCAATTTTACTTAATAGCTGACTGCGAACTACCAGATAGTTTTGATGAAAATGTAAAAGTTTGTGCTTCTTTTAAAATATCACCGTTAGCATTTTTTGAAAACTTTTCACATAGCAGACATAATCAACATTATAATATAAATTATCCTTTTGTTTATAAAAAAGAAAATGGGTTTTCTTGTTTAAATGGAAGATTGCGAACTCATAGAATCCTATTGTTATTGGAATTTCTAAAAAGAAACTTGTTACACAAAGACAGTTCTAGCGTATCATTCTTGTTTTATGCAAACACAGAAAAAATAGATTATGAACAATACGATGTAATGGTAAACACATTACCTTACTTTTCAGAAAATGACATAAAACTGTTAACGGACATAAAGGAATACTTACCAATAAAATTAAATGACGAAAATGGAGACAATCCAGCGTTAAAAATTGACGATGGTAGTTCTAAGAAAATAATAAGCTTAATTACAGAAAATGTTGTTGGTATAGACTGTGGCATGACTTATGCAGATACTATCACGTTTACTGAAAAAACATGGAAACCGTTTAAATTACATCAAGTACCAATTTATATAGGAATACCTGGGAGCGTCTCAACTTTACGAAGTTTGGGATTTGATTTGTTTGACGATATAATTGACCATAGTTATGATACGGAGACTGATCCGGTAAAAAGAATTAAGTTAGCAGTAGATCAATTGGAAAAGGTTTTAGAATTGGATTTGGTACAGTTTTATAAAGATAATCACACAAGATTTGTTAAGAATAATATTCAATGCGAAACTATAAAAATGGAAGGTTATATTATTTTGAAAAACTTCATATTAGAAAATGATTTAATATGATTGCTTTATTTATTGGTGATAGTTTTACTTGGGGACAAGGACTACAATATTATCCATTGATGCAAAACAAAGGTTGGTCGATGGCTGACTGTGACAACTTTTATAAATCACGACCCATACAACGATTTGAAAGTTTAGGGTTTGAAGTAGACGAATTCAGAAAGCAAAATGGATTTCCAGCATTAGTTTCTAAGCAAATTGATTTACCGTTTAATTTGTTGACTTTTGAAAACGGAGGAGATAACCATCGTATATATACAACGTTAAAAAATATACTTCCGTATTCAATGACACCAAATAATGTATCTTTAATGGTAATTCAATTTTCTAGTCCGGTAAGAAGTATTTTACAGAATCTTGAAGTAAAAAAAGAAACAATAGATGAACAAATAGTAAACCAAATAGTAAGAATAGCTACTTATTTGAACGGTCTTAAAATAAATTGGTTAGCATTATCGTGGGAGGAAACGCTTGGAAGTTTATTGAAAGAATTATATCCTGACAATCATATTCCAATTTTGTACGAAGGAAATACATATGATAACTTTGGTACAATACTGGGTGAACTTAGTATCGCCAAAGAAACAAATAAACAAATAACAGATAATCATTTCAGCATGTATGGCCACAAAGTTATAGCAAATTCCATAATATAAAAAGTATAAAGAAAAACAAAATAAAAAGAAGTTAGAAAAAATATATAAAGAACGATTAGAAGAACTAAGAAAACGAGATCCGTTTATATACAAACATTAAAGGTTAACGAAATGGATAATAAAGAAACTTTTTGCATACTACCATTTGTACATTTTTATACGCAACCTGATGGTGAGGTAAAGCCATGCTGTATCGCTGGAGGGTTCGATGAAAAACAATCTCTACGAAATAAAAGTATAGAGGAAATATTTAACTCTGACCAGTATAATCAACTTAGAAAGGATATGTTGACTGGAAAGCGTAATAAAGTATGCGATGTTTGTTATAAAAAAGAAGATGCTGGTGAATTTTCTCCACGGCATATGTACAACAATAATGTGGGTATTGAGGGTGATTGTAGTTGGTCAATGCCCAAACTTAACGAAGATTATTCCGTTCCGTCCATAGAATTTCAACACATTGATATTAGATTTTCTAATTTATGTAATTTTAAGTGTAGAATGTGTAATCATGCGTTTTCTTCTCAATGGTATGAGGACTCTAGAAAAATAAAAATAAATGGAGAGTTTACATACATTTCGCAAGAAGATACTAAAGTAATTCAAGTTAGTGATACAATTATACAAGACATTTTACCATATATTAAAAATGTAAAAAGTGTGTATTTTGCTGGTGGTGAACCATTAATTAATCAACAACACTATGAATTGTTGGTTTGGTTAAGTGAAAATTTAGAAGATACTTTTGTTGCGGGTTATGGTAATCGTAAAAGATTAACCATGCATTATAATACAAATCTTTCAGTACTAAAATATCGTGATTATGATTTTGTGAAATATTGGAACAAATTTAAACGAGTTCATTTAGCAGTTTCTTGTGACGGAATTGGAGAAGTAGGAGAGTACCAACGGATAGGATTCAACCATAATACATTTGTAAAAAATCTTACCGAATTAAAGAAGCATGCGGTACCACTGGCAACAACAGAACCGCAAGACGGTATTTCATATAGTTTTCAGTATACGACTACAATTTATAATATAGAACACATATTTGATTTTATTGATTTTATGATGAATAATAAATTCATCGATAAAGAAGATTGTATTAGTTTTTATTATGCATGGGGTCCGAAATACGTTACATTAAATAATATGAATGAGTCGGACAAAGAAAGAATAACAAAATTATTCACGGAAAAAATAAAAACGTTATCTTCTGAAAAAACTAAAAATGAGATAACCGCATTAATAAATTATATGAACAGTCCTTCGAATTGTGAACCTACGTATGTTGGAGAACTCACCAGAAAGCTCGACGTATTAAATGACACAGATTATAAAACTATAACATCTATAAAAATATGAAATATATTTTAACCACAGGATGTTCGTTTACAAATAACCGACGACTAAATCCAGATAATGTTTTTGAGCCGGCTCAACACGTACATAATTCATGGCCATATTATTTACAAAAAAAACTTGGTAAAGAATATAAAGTTATGAATTATGGTGTAGCTACAAATGATAATGTATCTATGTGTAGAATTATACTATATCATTTGGATAGATTAATAAAAGAAAATGTAAATCCCAAAGATATAACAGTTATAATTCAGTGGTCAGCCGCAGTAAGACAGTCTGTTTATTTACATAAGACACTGGACGAAAATTCACATGGTATGGGGCATACACTAGTATATCACAACAATTGGAACAAAACTCCTGGAGTTTTTTATCTAACAGGAGGGTTTCAACCGCCAACGGGACCAGATAGTGCTATAAAATTCTTTAATATAGAAAACGCAATACATTATTGGCAAGCAGAAATTACTTGGGATAATACCGTAAATACTACCATGCATTGGTTAGAAACCTGGTTACTATTAGAAAAAACATGTAGTGAGTTAGGAATTGATGCTTATTATATGAGTATGCGTGACATATTTTCTCATATGTCCGGTGATAATTTTTTAAAACCAAAACCGAATACAAAAGAAAATTGGATGAATGATGTGGAGGTATTGAAACCATATCTAGATAAATTACCAATAAATTCCGAACGATATTGGCATTATAAAAATTATAAAGGTTTGTTAGAGTGGACTATAGATAATAGAAACGATAACATACCCGTGTTCCAAGAGTTTCAAGAACCGAAAGTTTATACATTTGACGAGTATGTAAAGGTTTCTGGTCATGAGTGGGGACATCCATCGGCTGAAATGATGGAAATATTTGTAAATACAGAATTGTGTAAACTATTAAAATTATGAAATGTTTATATACTAATGGAGATTCCGTGGTTTGGGGAGCTGAATTAGAAAACAAGACACAAGAAAGGTTTTCTAAAATTTTGTCAACCGAACTTGATAGAGTAGATTGCAATAATGCATCCGCTGGAGTATCGAATGATTATATCTATCGTCAAACCATGCGAGATGTATCACATTGGTTGGACACTGGAGAAATGTGGAGTGAAGAATCGGGATGGATTACTGTTAAGGATATAATAGTGATAATTGGATGGACGGCACCTACACGATTCGAGTGGTGGGATGGGAATAAGTATGTACAAGAACGATTGTGGATTGGATACGATAAATGGGGTCAACCAGACGTAGATAGAACTACAGAAGATGAATTTGTACTACACCAGACAGAAATCATTCCATCGTATATTAGAACGTTAAACCAAGTAAACGCACTGGATGCATTTCTCACAATTAATAATATCCCTCACTATTTTTTTAATGTGTTTTACGAGTACGATACCGCACTGGAACCTACAGATAAAATAGATACATTCGGTAGAGAAAAGTACCAATTATCGTTAAAATCTTTGTTCAAACGGACGCCAAACTCATTTAGAAACAAAACGATGTATAATTATATAAAGGAGGGTGGTGGTGGGTTTCTCCCAAGAAATCACCCCGATAAAGTATCCCATAAAATGTGGGCAGAGTTTTTGTTAACGGAGGTTAGATGTACGTAATCGGAATATCGTGTTTCTATCACGATTCGTCTATTTGTTTGTTTAAAAACGGTGAATTGGTTTTTGCTTGTGAAGAAGAAAGGTTTACAGGTAAAAAACACGATTCATCCTTTCCGTATAACGGATTAAAATACATACTAGACACTTATAATATTGGTCTAGATGAGATAGAAAAATTCTGCTTCTATGAAACCCCTTTATTGAAACTTAGCAGAATACTTAAAAATTACATTAAGAATCCAATCTCATCTATTTCCGTCACTAAAAACGCATTAATCTCATTGTACGATAATACCAGAACTTTAGAGAAAAAGTTCGGGAAAAATATCTATTATCAACCACACCACCATTCACATTTATATTATTCTTACTACACATCAAAGTTTGATAATGCTGTTGTAGTTTCTGTAGATGGAGTAGGTGAAACTGATACAGTGGTGGTGGCAATTGTTGAGGATGGTAAGTTCACATTCAAACCTCTGATGAAATATCCACAGTCATTAGGACTATTTTACTCCGCTATGACTTCGTTCCTTGGATTTAAACCAAATAATGGTGAATATAAACTGATGGGATTAGCAGGATTTGGTGACTCATCTAAGTATTATAATATTGTGAACAAATTAAATATGGACCATTTCGTTTGGAACAAATCAAATAAGGTAATGTTTAACGAAAACTTATCTGCAGTATTAGGTGTACCAAATCGATTACCAGAAGAAGAAATACTACCAATTCATAAAGATATTGCCGCAGCGGTTCAACGAGTATACGAGGAACAACTATTTACTTTGTTAAATCAAATCGCACAAGAAACAGACATCAGAAATTTATGTCTAGGTGGTGGGTGTGCGTACAACGGTGTTGCTAACGGAAAAATTAAAAAATATACACCCTTTATGGAATTATGGATTCCACCTGCTCCATCAGATGCAGGGTCTTCTGTTGGTGCGGTATTGGGTTATTTACATCATCGAGATGGGATTGTTCCTCGCATAAAAGAAACTCCGTTCTTAGGACCAGAGTATTCTGATGACGATATCATTAGTCAGCTACCAGAAGTGCAATTACAAAAGGTTAGTGACGATAAATTATATGAAATAGTTTCCCAAGAGTTACAAAAAGGAAAGGTAGTTGGTTGGTTACGTGGAAAGTCTGAATTTGGTGCACGGGCATTAGGTCATCGGTCAATTTTAGCAAATCCATTTATTGATGGTACCAGAGATAAAGTAAATAGTATTATTAAGAAGAGAGAAGGGTTTCGCCCATTTGCACCAATGGTTAGGTTTGACATACAATCTACGTGCTTTAAAGAAGAGGATTATGTTCCATATATGAACCAGGTAGTTCAAGTTAAAGAAGAACATAGAAATTTATTAAAGGAAGTATCAAACGTTGATGGAACGGCTAGAATACAAAGTGTAACAAGAGAACAAAACCCGACTATTCATAAATTGCTTACCAAGTTTTCAGAAAGTACAGACAATCCCCCTATTTTATTAAATACGTCATTCAATGTAAGAGGACAAACTATGGTATTGACACCAAGGATGGCGTATGATACATTTATGAATACCGATATTGGCGTATTAGTATTAAACAATTTTATTATAATAAAGTGAGAAATTTATGACAGACAGAAAGTATTTACCCACATTATCAGAACTAGTAGATAGATTATCTATAGCTCAACTAAAAGAAGTGTTCATTACTGAACATAAAGTTGAATACGCCAAAGAAATACAAGATATCGTTCATGATATTCAACTGCTACTTGACAATCAAGATGGAAAGATTACCGCAGACACTATTCGTGCTATTGTAGTTCTTTCACAGATGAATCTACACATCTGGCATAACGAGTCAAATTATCGTAAGGGGATTAAGGATGGAAACAATCTTGAACTCACACACGGATTAAATGGTATTCGTAATACGGCAAAGAATAAGATTCAAGAAATTGTTGGTGGCAGAAAGGATTACAAGATTGATTGTTTAGCCGCAGATTTCAAAGATTGGGAAATAAGTTGGTAATATGAAAAAGTATAAATATCTAGTTACTATAGGATGTTCGCAGACATTCGGACAAGGATGTGAACACAGTCAAACATATCCGAACCTATTAGGAAAAAAATTAGGACTAGAGGTAATAAACTTAGCAGTTTGTGGGTCCGGATGGTATGCATTAGAAACAAGTTTAATGTCTTTTATTAATAATAATCGAAGCATACTTGATGAGTGTTTTTTTATATTACAAAAATCTGCGTTGGATAGGAGAGTAAATTACCAAGAAATTGCAACGTGTAGAACAGATGTCTGGCAAAAGTGGAATATAAAATATTTGTCACAGGTTGCTGTCGCTAGTCTTGGATATAATGACTGGAAAAAATATTATTTTCTAGAACATAAGCCGGAATGGTGGCCAGACGAACCGGCATTTAGACAAAACGTAGGTGCATGGATAGAACCACACAATATTATTAATGACCTATCCTATTTTCCAGAGCATAAACATTACCCTAATTCTAGAAATCAATGGAAGATAGGAAACAACCATAATGTAAATCCACCGTACATTCATGAACAGTTTCAAGAATTAATGTTACATTGGGCTTTGAGGATAAGTTCTTTACATTTGTTCCTTAAAAACTTAAACCTAGACCACATTATCGTTGATGGATACTCCCCGTTCTTATCCTATAAATTAAATTTTACAAACTACTACGATACTCATGATGAATATGAGATGGTAAAAGAATTTTGGTCAACCAACACAGTTGGAGTTGATGTAGATGATGTAATGATATATGATTTTAAGAATATACAAGCTGGATGGATATTTGATTCAATCGATATAAAGTATAAAGTAGATGATGTCATACTATGGAGTTTATATCAGTTCAAACAGCATGATACACAATGGAATATTGATGGTGGTCACGCTGGACCATTAGGTATGAACTTGATAGCAGATGTCTTACATAAAAATTTATTAAACAAAGGTTGGTTTATTTAATGGGCATTATAGAAACTAAAAAAAGAACTATATTCAAAGCTGTTAGTTGGAGATTAATAGCGATATTAAACTCATTTTTAGTGTTAACTATTCATATTACTGATAGTAATTTACTTAATGCTATCTACATGAATATTACTGGATTTTTTGCATTTTATTTTTTTGAAAGAATGTGGAGTAAAATAAACTACGGACGGTACACATTATGATTTATGTGTTAGACATAAAAACTTGGCATTTTGATTCAACTTGGTCAAATCCCACAACTCCGTATCAGTACATAGATTTGGAATATTTTATAAAAACTATGTTTGCATCCGATAACATACAAGTTAACACAATAAAAGATGGTAACGATAAAGTTTCGATAGAATTTGTTGATAAATTACTAACAGAAAATAAAGACATTAAGATTTTTGCTTGTAATTTGGATTGCTTTGAGCATAAGCAATCACTAATGATGTATGATGAAGTTATATGTAAAAAATATCCAAACGTTTTGTTTGTATTTTTTTATCATGAATTGGATATGACGCTGTTACTGAATAGTAAAACATCTAATATTAATAATGTAATATACGTGTTGAATTCTTTTAGTACCAGTGACACCAATCAATTAAATAAAGTGTTTCCTTACTACTTAATAAATTCATACTTGCAAGAAAATTATTCTTCGATGCATAATATATTTAAGGGTAATGCTCTACTAAGAAAACACAAAAAGTATAACTTTCTTAACGGTATACATAAGCCACACAGATTGGCTGCTTATGGATTATTAAAAAAACATAATCTTTTAGAAGAAGGATTCTTTTCATACTTGGACTATCCTGGATTTTTAAAAAAAGAAGAGCATATGCAAGAATCGGCGGAATGGTTAAATATGTCGATAGATGAATTTAAAACACATTTGTCTACATTTGAAATTCCATACCTTTTAGAAACCTATGAACCCACACCACAACCTGGTATATTTTATATACCCTTTCTTACACCGCACATATATTCTTGGCAAAGTTATATATCAATAACGTCGGAAACAAATTATATAGAGAGTTCTAATGTAGTATCATTGTCTGAAAAATCATTTAAAGCATTTGCAGGCTTTAACATTCCATTAATTTATGGACAACCTTCTATAACTGATTATTTGAAGAATTTGGGTTTTGATATGTTTGATGATTTATTTGACAACACAGTAACTAATGATAAAGCGGCAACTCTAAAAAAATTAGATAAAAATTTGCAAGTAATTAAGAATATGTCGCTTGAAGAACTACATAAATTCTATGTTAAAAATTATGAAAGAGTAGAACAGAATTTTTATACATTGACCGTTAGAAGTAAAAATGCGCATCTTTCACAAATTAAGTTAAAATTAAAACAAATGCATAATGTATGAAGGATTATTTAATAACTGATAGTTGGGATTGGGTAACCCATTTTGAATCAGAATTAGCAAATTATACTGGATATAAACACGCTATTGCATGTGATTCTAATACTAATGCTATAAAATTAGTGTTACATTATTTAGGTATCGTAGGTAAAGATATAACAGTTCCGGCGAGAACATATGTGTCTGTACCTAATCAAATTATACTAAGTGGTAACAAAGTTAAATTTGAAGATTATGAGTGGGATGGTATTTATGAACTCGGTGGAGCACCCATAGTAGATGCAGCTACTGGGTTATGGAAAGGGATGTCACATCGGTATGAAGATAAATTTATGATATTGTCTTTTCATCTAAAGAAAATACTAAACATAGGAACAGGCGGGATGATACTGACCAACGATGAAACGTTTGAAAAGTGGTCACGACCAATGATATATGATGGTCGGCATAAATATACCATGTATAATGATGACGAGTTTGGATGTATCGGGTGGCATATGTATATGACCCCAGAACAAGCAAAACGAGGATTGGAAATATTTCATTCTGAAAAGATTAAAGATATTAACCCATCTGTGGGTGGCAGTTGGTTGTACAAGGATTTACGACAACAGAAGATTTATACAGAATACCTATGAAATACATAATAAATACAGGTTGTAGCTATGGAGTAATGTTTGTATCTTTTAAAGCATTTACTAAAGGTAATAATAATAACTTTAGAATCATAGATTTACATTGTGATTCAACTGGTGCAGATTACGCAAAAAGAAGTGTTATGTATGCCGTATCTAAACTTTTTGAAAAAGGTGTATCTCCGTCTGACATTTATGTAATTGCAGAATGGTCGCAACCTAATAGATTACATATAGAATTACCACAAGAGTTTTGTAAAGAACTTCTTAATGATGATAAGCACACGTTAAAGTCATTTATTTGGAACAATAATTTCAATGACATTTCGGACGATGTACCAGATAATTTTATTGGTAAGTACAAATCACTTACTACGGTGTTTGGCGACAGAGCATATGCTAATGTAGAACATTCTGATTTAAGTTCTTTTGAAAACAAAAATTTACATCACTACATAACAGAATTTGTAGACAACGCAGCGATAAATAACAAACCAATTGATAGATTGGAAAGTTATCTTACTAATATTTTGGACCTTCAAAGTTTCCTAAAATCGTTCGGCATACAATATTCGTTTTTCTTAATGAATAATACATTTGAAGGATATAAAAATAATTTTTCTAGTTTTACAAGCGATGATAAACTCAATGAATTTATCCAGCAAGAAAAAATAATAGTACCTAACATAAAGCATTTACACCATATAAAGGATTTTTCTGATTATCTTAATAAGATTTGGAGTTTGATTGATTTAACACATTTTCATTTCTACAAGACAGACAACATAAATTATGGTGGAATTGATGAATATACTATGGAAAAATATGGGCATATAGCCTATACATCTTCGGCAAACGAATGGGATATTCCAGAGGACGGATATGTAACTTCTTTTGGTGCACATCCACATCACTCAGCGTACATTAACTTTTTTATTGATTATATATACGATAAAATAAAACCTTTTGTTGGAGAATTACAGTTTGATTTCACCGATAGATGGTCTAATATTAAACACAACATATCATGGTGAAACTATGACAAACTTACTTCATTTTCTCTATTCTTTCGGTTTATTCATTTTAGGTTCTTTTGGACATTGGTATATAATGTATTGGCAGTTTAAAAATCCTAATTGGATTAAAACTCCATGGCCATATTTGTTAGCTTCACTATCTGCATTCTTCTGGATTTCCGCATCACATTATGGAGTAAAAGCGTTTAATGGTGAAATGTGGTCAAATAGATTTTTATTCTTTGTGACGGGAATACTTGTCGCTGCGGCACTATATCCATATCACTTCAACCAACCATTTACCGGAAAAACATTTGTACAATTACTTCTTGCGTTGACAATAATTCTTGTAAGTTTACTTTGGAAATAAATTATGATTAATAAAAAGACTGAATGGGAAAGTAGTAAAACCAAATATGGATTCGGTAAAACAAAGATTGATAATTTTTTAGATGAAGATACAGTTTACGCTCTGTATGAAGAATGTGTAAACGCTCCAAAGGGTGGGTGGACAGTATTCACTCGCGCAGGTTCACGTATGGAAGAATTCAATGATTTAATTTCTCTTCCAACAGCACACCGTGTGACATATGACATCATGCATTCGGGTGAATTTCTTTATGAGCTAGAACAGATGACAGGTATTACTGGATTACTTCCTGACCCACATTTGGTGGGCGCGGGATATTCTATTATACGAAATGGAAGTAATCTTGGGTGTCACTATGACTTTAACTGGAACGACAGAATCCGTCTACACAGAAAGTTAACATCGTTATTATACATTACACCAGATTGGAAAGATGAATGGGGTGGACACATTCAATACTACACAGATAATATTGATGTTAATCCTGATGCAACATTAATTGAATCCGTTTCACCACGGTTCAATAGATTTGTTATCAATGAAAATGTACGTCATGGACCCTATCATCGGGTGAGTGCAGTAAATGCTCCTGAGGATATTGGACGGTGTGCAATTCGATTCTTTTACTACATTAGTACATCGGAACCAGATAAGGACAATCCGCCACACAGAAGTACTTACAAATCCAATGAATATTCTCATCATAAATTATATGAAGAAGAAAATTGGGATGGACATTTTGTAGGACAAGGTGGCGAAGATTATGGATATAAACCAAAGGGACAATGACACGTTATTCTATTTCTTTTGTACAACCAAACTTTAGACAAGGACCTGGTGGAGTAGCAGCATATCTTCCTTATAGTGTTGGTATGTTGTGGTCTTATGCATTAACTAATAAAATTATAAAAAATAATTTACGATTAGATAAGTTAGTGTATAAAAGAGAATCGATTGAAGAATTGGCAAGTACATTGGCAAAAAATGATATAGTTGCGTTTTCTACATATGTCTGGAATAGAAATTACAACTTTAAATTAGCACAAACCATTAAGAAATTAAACCCTAATGTACTCATAGTGTTTGGTGGACCCGAACCGCCAATTACGAATCCTAAAATATTCTCAGAGGTAATGCCGTTCTGTGATGTGATTGTTAAAGGAGAAGGAGAATATGCTTTTACGGAACTGTTAGAACGTTGGATTAATAATCAAGATTACCAAGACGTTGTTGGATTATTGATAAATCAAAACGGTGAATGTAAAGATACGGGGACAAGTAAACGGATTGATGAGTTAGACGCCATTCCTTCTCCGTATTTAAGTGGAGTGTTTGATACTATATTACCACTAGAAACGGAATGGAATGCGGTGGTGGAAACAAATAGAGGATGTCCATATCATTGTACATTCTGTGATTGGGGGTCATTGACGTACTCCAAGATGAAGAAATTTAATCTGACACGGGTATTTCACGAAATAGAATGGATGGCTCAAAACAAGATTGGATATATGGATGTTGCAGATTCCAACTTTGGTATCTTTATAGACAGAGACAATCTAATTGTAGATAAGTTAATTGAAGTACAGACCAAATATGGGTATCCGTATCGTACAGGATGGAGTTGGGCAAAAAACCAACAATCAGAAGTGGTACAGATAGCAAAGAAACTTATCACGAGTGGGCACTTTAATAATGGTTTGACCATATCTTTACAAAGTATGGACCAAAATACTCTGAAAACCATTAAACGAAACAATATGGGTATTAACAAAATTAATGAAATTTTTAGTGAGTGTAGAAAAGATGGAGTACCATTAAATGTTGAATTAATCTTGGGATTACCTGGAGAAACGTTACGGAGTTGGGAAAATACTATGTACGGAGTATTTGAGGTGGGTCAGCATGATAGTGTTGAAGTTTGGCAGGCACAGCTACTAGAAAATGCAGAGATGAACTTAACTCAACGTTCTTTATTTAAAATACGAGGACAAAAGGTATTGGATTACTTTCCAAATGGAGTAGATAATGAAGCACCAGAATACTCTGAGATAGTAACCAGTACATCTACTATGAGTTTAAATGAAATGGTAGAAGGGTATAAATTATCTTGGTTCTTGATAACTTGGCATACTGGTGGGTTTTCACAGTATGTAGCGAGGTTCTTGAGGAAATATTTGAATGTTTCATATAATCAGTTTTATAATGGTTTCAGAAACTTTTTACAAAATGATAGTTTTTGGAATGAACAAGAAACCACAATGACTGATATTATAAAAGAGTGGTATCTTAACGGCACTCAAATTATATCAGAGTTAGGACCTGTTACAATAACGGCGTCTACAAATCAGTATAGAACATTATTTAATGTTCATTCAAATAGAACGTACCACAAAATGTACAGCTTAATAAACGAGTACTTAAAGACATTCAATTTACCGAATGAAATATATACAGACTTAATCCTGTTAAATGAGTCTGTGGTTGCGAAACAAGGAAACTTAATAAATTATGAAATTAAAACAAAGTATAATATATTGGAATATATACTACACACAGACAGTAAGTTAAAAAAAGAAGATGTTGTAGTTAATGTAACATATCCACACGATCCAATTAGAAGTAAAGATTTGGGGTGGTTTATGGAAAGTATATTTTTTGCAAGACGAAGAAGTTTTGGTAAGAACTTTCTAAGAAAAAAATAAAATGTATTGCATTATTTCTTTACCTAGAACAGCATCTACTTTCGCATGGAGTCTGATAAATAATAGTTTGCTGTTGAGTGACACAAGATACTCAAATTTTTCTATAGAACATTGTGAACCATTTAATCTAAAATATGGGCACACGGTAGAACAAAATATAGAAATATATAAATCAATATTGCAAGAAACACCATTACCAGTAATAAAAATATTAAGTAATTATAGTTATGATGTGATACCTTTATTTAAAAGTTCAACATATAAGTTAATATTTTTAAAACCAAACGATGTTAGAAAGCAAATATTACGTTCGTTAATAATGAACGTAAGCCAAAATTTATTTGGAAATCGTACTGAAAGAATTAAATTAAAAGGTAGTGTACGATTCACGGAGGAACAAATAAAAGAAAAACTTATAGAGTACAAAAATCATATGAAATTAGAAATGTATAGCGATTATAGTTTTTATGATACATACATTATAAATCAATCTCAACAATTTCTAAAATCGTTAGGACTACCACCTACCAGAATAACATATAGACATATACCTCCAATAGTTAATGATGAAGATCTATTAATAGATGTGAACGAATTTAATCAATTATATAATCAATTTACAAGCGAGTTATTATGATTCAAGTAAAAAGACATATCGCAAAAACAATAACATACAGAATAGTAGGAACCTTGACAACAGTTATAATATCGTATATATTTACAAAAAATATAACAATAGCGAGTAGTATGGGGTTTATTGAGTTGGTAATAAAACCAGTTATATATTTTGTTCATGAACGACTTTGGTATAAATGGATACCATATGGAATTAAAAAATAGGACGGTGTTATGAAAATTTTAGTTATGGGATTGCCTGGGTCTGGAAAAACTACGTTAGCGAAAGTACTCGCGGACAAGTTAGGTGCCGCTTACTTCAACGCAGATGAAGTTCGAAAAATGTTCAACGATTGGGACTTTTCCGAAGACGGTCGTACCAGACAAGCTAAACGAATGAGTAAGTTATGTGAAATCAGTGGCACACGGGTATCTGTCGTAGATTTTGTGTGTCCCACAGAACATACTAGACGGATATTTGATGCGCATCTTACAATCTTTATGGATACGATTGAGTCTGGACGATTTGAGGATACTAATAAGGTATTTGAACGGCCAGAACTAGATAATGTGGATTTCCTTATCAGACAATGGGGAAATGTAGAAGAACAGATATTACCTATTGTAGAGCTGATTCAAAGGTTGAACGTAAAGTTTGAATATCAATCACCGACTGGGTTGATGATTGGTCGTTTCCAGCCGTTCCACGATGGTCATCTCAAACTGTTTGAGAAGATATTATGGTCGGGATGTGGGGTATAAGGTAGAAAAGATTGACCTAGACCCCCAAACTGAAGCCATTAGTGCCACCCAAATTCGGAAGGAAATGGGGTTATAACTGATATTTATATGGAAATACGTATACCAGAAAATTGTAAAAAAATTCATGTACTCTTTTCTGGTGGGGTAGATAGTACCTTACTTTTATATCTATTGCTGTTAGAAAAACAACAACGTCCAGATTTAGAAATAAAGTGTTATGGTTTGCTGATGAGTAAATCTAATATAAGTTTTATTAGATGTCGTAAAATTTTAGATGTGTTAGAACAAAGATTCGACGTAAAAATTCCGTTCCAAAATTTTGATAAGAAATTTATTCTTAGACAATTTGCAGAAATGATACTGTCGGTTGAACCTGGATGTGTTTTTTCTGGTTGTAACAAAGTTTTGGATTTTTTGAAACCAACTAATTATATTGAGGGAGATACACCACCGGTTAGAGGTAAATCCTTTAATGAGTTTCACATACGGCCGTTTATAGATATGGATAAAGGTGAAATCATATCTTATTATATCCGATACAATATATTAGATATATTAAAGATGACCTATTCCTGTGGATATAGTATGAAAGAAGCATGTGGTAACTGTTACTTTTGTTTGGAACGTAGTTGGGGTCTTGAAGCCTGTGGTATAGATTCTTAAATTTTCAGAGGAAACTCTATGGCAAAATATGTAATATCTTATGATAAAAATGTAGACTTATCTACGTTACAATCTTCATTAATAGCTACAGGATGTACTATTAATGAAACACTTACTGCGTTGGGTGTTATTTTACTAGAATCCCCAAACACAGAATTTTCCTCTGTTACTGGTGTACTGGCTTACGAACTTGATTCTGAAATAACTGTAGCCGAACAATGGCATTTAAATAGAATTTGTAGTCAACAGTTACCAATGAGACAAGTATATGTTACGAGAAACAGAGGAGTAGGAAGTACAGTGTATCTAGTTGATTCTGGGGTAAATACTACACATGAAGAATTATCTAGTGCAGATATCCAACACCTTTGGAGCTGGGATGGAATTTTTACTGATACAGAAGGACACGGAACTGCTTTAGCAAGTATTATAGTCGGTAAAACATTAGGAGTTTCGTCGGACGCTACATTGAAAAGTGTTAAGATACCTTTGGGACAATCAATTTCCATTTCCGTTTTATTGAATGCATTTAACGCTGTATTAAGTGACCATCAACTAACTCCGGGAGTTAAAGTTGTAAATTGTTCTTGGAACATACCAAAAAGTCTTATTCTGGATAGTAAAATTCAAGAATTACAAAATCACGGATTAGTGGTTGTTGCTGCAGCAGGTAACGATATGGTAGACGCAAATACTTTGTCACCGGTAGGATTAAATACCGTGTTAGGCGTGGCTGCATCAGACGCATACGATAGAGTTATTTCGTGGGGTACTGGTGCCGGAAGTAATTGGGGTCCAGATGTAGATATTACCGCTCCTGGAATAGATGTTTCTGTTCTAACAGTAAATGGAGAAATTGAAACTAAATCTGGAACATCCATAGCAGCGGCTATAGTATCTGGTGCAGTATGTCAGTTCATAGTTGACAATCCGCTTGTAAGTTCTGCTTCTACAATACAGAATATCATATTAACAAGTGCTAAATACGACATGTTGTTTAGAAATGAAACTATTTACGGAACTACACCTAACGTATTGATATACATTCCATATTCAGAATTAATTATATCACCTCCAAAAGAAAATAGAATCATTGAGATACAAAAAGGAACAACATTTACAATCCCAGTTCAATTAGCTTCACCCGCAGCATCTATAAAAATCTACGATTTTATGCGTGGGGTAAAACGAAAAACCACACCGGACTGGGTTACTTTAGCGGATAACATATTAACCATATCTCCACCTACATCAGTAGAATCTGGTAATTATGTTTTGGAAATAGATATTCTAAATGCTAGTGGGGCTTCCATCGGATATTCGTTAATTATAATGAAGGTATATAATACCTCTGTAACAGAATTAAGTGACGATGAAACATACATTTATCACACAATAAGTGAAGATGATACTGTAGTAGTTTTACGTAGTTACTGTGGTGGGTTCTGTACGGGTAATGTAACATGCAACAATAACGGTGGTAAATTTTGTAGTTGTGCAGGTTACGGTTGTGCGCAATCCTAATAAATTTTATTTATGGTTTTGACATCATTAATTGACAATCAAGAATATTTTTGGATAAAAGTACCAAGAACCGCAACACAGTCATTTAATAAATTTTTTACACAATATAATGAACCAGAACCTGATACACTAGATGGTAAGCACTATCATTATTCTTATGTAGAATTGCGTGAGATGTATAAAAAAGTATTACCTGCTGTTAGTGTAGTACGACATCCATTAAGTAGATTTAAGTCTATTATATATTATTTGGCTGATAGGTTTATGGATGTTGATTCTGATGTAAACCTATTGTGGCAATCAACAGAAAGTTGTGTGAACTTTTTAAACTCGACATTTAATACAAATTGTCATCTTAAACACGGATCACTTCCTACTATTTTTACCGAAACAAATATAAGAAAACAAGATAGTGTAAACTATCACGGTGCTATCTCAGCATTTTTTAAAACACAAGTATTTTGGGCATATCATCCAAAATTAAAAATATTTCATTACGAAAGATTAGAAGAATTTATCGATTGGATAGATACCACATTAGGATATAACATAAACGAAATACCCAAACTTAATGCAAGTTCTAATGATGGTAAGGTAAATGTAGATTTTAATAATCCAGATTTTGTAAAAACTATAGAAAACATGTACTATATAGATTATAAACTGTTTGGTTATCCGTTACAATATTTAACATGAAAATACCTGATATAAAAGAAATTATAGTTGCATGGCACCGAGCAGCTAACCCAACCCCAGAACAAAAAGAAATTGCAGAATATCGTGCGTCTATTTGTGACACATGTGAATATAAAGAATTTAAAAAGCTTATTATGACACATATATGTGGTGCTTGTGGGTGTCCAATATCAAAAAAAGTATATAGCCCTGCACCAGGACCAACCGCATGTCCTAAAGAAAAGTGGGAGAAATAGGGTAATTTATTATCAGTTATATATTTATAGTCGTACCTTTTAAGAGTAAATTACCGTATGGGATTTATAAATCAATTTTCTCGTAATATAAATCAACGAGTAAAAACGGATATCACCAAGAACGCCGGTGTTAATATCGCTAGTTCCTCCATCCAGAGTATGGGTGGAGCGTTTGTGTTATTGGATGCAAAATTACTCCAAAACCCACCGATACGGATTCGATTATATACCGACCAAAATAGTATGATTGTTGACGCCAACCGTGCGCCAGGAAATTTCAATCTCTCACAATCGGTTGGATTGATTGCCGACATAAATTTAACCACCGCAGAAACTCTCACATTTGCTCCTCCAGTCATTGGGCATGCAGTAAGTGGAGGTTTAGTATGGTATAATATGAGTGGGTCTGGTTTACAACAAACCGTTGAACTGACATCATTTACCTTAAGTGACATCGGGGACAGTCAAGAAAATAAAGAAGTGATTATCTTTAGTGGGTCACAAGTCCCCCTTACCACAGCGTCTTTTTATGGAGTAAGTGGAAGTTTCCATACCCCAAAGAGCTTTGCAATTCTTAATGCAAAGAGTACCTATAATTTCAATCCAGACCAACAATGGGCTCTCGGTAGTAGCGGTGACGGGAGTGGATGGGAATTTTATTACGGTAGAGAATTAACAGGAGAATTACATACAATTGATACGAATGTTACCCAACAATTCCCTCAGATTCCCGTTGATTCCACACTCTACGCTGCAAAGATAGCAACACGTACAGGAACATTTTGGAAAGATGGTAATTTTTATTATTTACCTGTAGACGCTGGTGAAACATATAGAGTATCCGGATGGCATTGGTGTACTAATACTACACAAAATCCTGTAACTGGATGCGGATATATCCTTTTACCTTCCGATTCTGGTGGTAATCCTATATATCCATATTTGTTTGCAACCAGTAGTGGAAACTCGGGTCAATGGGAATACGCGTCACACGAATTTACTATCAATAGTGCAGCTACTGCGTCTGTGTTGATTGGAGCATTTATAGATTCAACTTATCCAAATGGATATGGGTTGTCACCTGAATGTTCTGGTGCGTATTATCAAGACCCGTTAACGTGTCCAGGATACGGATGGTTTACTGGATTTACTGTTGAAAATGTAACAGATTTCGCTAGTAGACTACGTATATATTCTACCGATATGTCTGATGTACCTTTAGCAGAACGAACACGTTCATTCGGAACACAACCGAATTCTGGTTCAAAATTAATTGCAGATATGATGTTTGATTCCGCAAGTTTCAACTATCCATTAGTACCTGTGTTGGAAGCATACACATGGGAAGACCCAAACTATATTCCAGGCGTTAATCGAACAAGTTATATTCTAGAAAACTTATCTGATGTGACAACTGTATACTCTGGTTCATTAAATTCTTCACTTACCATTTACACATTAGAAGATTAATATGCGTTTTTATCCATTCGGGTCTAGTTCACTAAATCAAGTATACAATCCCGCCGCCGCAACTACTGCATCCATATCAAGTTACGCTGCATCTGCAAGTTATGGACTAAGAGTGGTGAGTGCATCACGTGCACTTAATGGTGTGCCTGGGGTAAATGGGACAAATGGTACGTGTAGTTTTACACCAGGATTAACAGGTGATATTGGACTTCAAGGATTCGGTGGTTCTGCTGGTGGTGTTTCTACGGTGATTGGTCTACCATAATCGGTATAATATATGCAATTTTACCCTAATAATATTCCAGGAAATGAACTTGGATTTGCAGTAAGTGCCAGTATAGCAAGAACTGGTTCATTTATTGCTAATTTTTCCGCCATCTTAGTTACAAGAGTGAACACCGCTAGTCTAGCCCTTAACCAAACGGGGTCAGCTGGAGCAGCCGGAACTGGTGCATCATTAGCTGGACCGAAGGGACCACAAGGAATACGAGGGGTCACTGGTCCTCGGGGTGATAGTGTATATCTTATATCCAGTTCATGGCATGATGCAACCAAAATGGGTGCATCATGCAGCACTCCTGCGCCAACAAATTGTTGGACAGTCAACCTATACTCAGCATATCAAGTATTTGGTAATTATACTTGTGATTTCTCTACAAACCCTCCATATAATCCAATAACATACTACACTACCTCCGGGTCATCACAAGCCGCAGTGGACGCAAACTTTGGTGCAGGATTCCCGTTATACACAAATAATACGTGTACTGATACATTAGCATCAGCACTTAGTGGACTTGTAACCTTCCCTGCCGCTGTCGGGGCGCACACAGAAAACGGACAAAACTCAGTTTATGCAGTACAAAGTAACTCCTCATCTTCTCTGGCAGCCGTCTGTTACAGTGGGGTTTAATTAATTATGTCATACTATTTTCCATTCGGTGGTAGTCAAGCAACGACAATACAAAGTATTAGTCATTCACTACTTGCTACTACTGCTAGTGTACCTGTTGTTAATACAATAACTGCGTTAACTGCTTCCTTCGCATCCACAGTCGTTAATCCTCCTTCCGCCGGAACCGCCGGGATAAGTCAAACACTATCAGATTGCCAAACTTCTGCAAGTTTAAACCCCTCCTTATTAGTATCAGGTGCAGCCGGTAATCAAGGCCCAACCGGTTCAAAGGGAACGGACGTATTAACTTGTCCGCCTGGAACAGTTCGTTGTATGGGATTGGAAGTATCATTATCTGCACAATATAATGATGGTGTTACCTATGGTGTAAATTACTATCAACCATCTGGGTCACAATTTAGTATTGTATGTATGCAAGTCCCAGCCACTTGTAGTTCCGCTCAAGCACAAGCAGGGTGTCCAGACTATTTACGAATTACATCACCACCTATACCTTGACAAATAATAAATTATATTTTAAATTTCATTAAACACTAACCAAAGGTAATTTATGAAACATCTGGTTCCTGTACCGTTAGCATTACGTCATTTGATTGAAAGTAATAACCAGTTATTAAAAACGTATCAAGAACAATTACTTAATAAAGTAATGGTTGCTAATGAGGAAATGATGAGAATGCTAAATCTCAATCCAGAAGATGGATGGAGATTGGACCTAGACAATTTCACTTACGTTAAGACCGAACAATCTAATGTTACACCCGTCAGCGAATAACGCGATACTGACATTTGGGAAGTTTAAAGGACACTCAATCGCTCACGTATACTACAACAATCAGTCATACTTACAATGGATGACACAAACCGTTGGTATACCTGAAGTCTGGAAAGAAGCGGCAACATTGACACTTAAGGGTGAGGACATCTCTCACCTCAAAATCGCAAAGACGAATAATCCGACTTCCCAATTCACACCACAAGTTTCTACAGACACCACAGTTTCTATTCACTTAAAGGATAGTAAAACTGCGGTTGTCGTCATGCCGTATAATCCCAACTTGATGGCGAAGTTCAAATACGAAGTGGACGGACGGAAGTGGAACGGGGATGAGAAGTGGTGGGAGTTTCCTGCGGTTCATCTTCCGAAGGCGTTTAATGTCTTTGGAGAACAAAATATTAAATGTGATGACAAAGTACTCAGTCTACTGAGTAAATTACGTGACCGTAGAGAAGATTTAGATGAGATTCGGATTAAGGAAGATGTGGACTTCTCAATTGATGGGATGCAACTCCAACTCTATCCATATCAGAAAGTAGGTGTCAAGTTCGTGGAACGCGCAGATGGTCGGTGTTTGATTGCCGATGCGCCCGGATTGGGTAAGACTGCACAAGCAATTGGATTCGCACAACACAAGAATCTTAAGACGATCATCGTCTGTCCACTCTCTGTGGTGGTTAACTGGCAACGTGAAATCAAAAAGTTCACTGGTAAAGATGCGACTATTTGGGATAGTAAGAGTTATGATGGAAAACTAAAGAACCAGTTCCATATTGTTCATTATGATGCCGTTGGTAAGGTGGTTGGTGACCTGCGAAAGCAAGAGTTCGACCTATTAGTGTGTGATGAAGCTACTTATCTTAAAAACCGACAAACTATCCGAGCAAAGAGTATTTTAGGGTCATACAAGGAACGACGAAAGTATCCTGGTATCAAGACCAAATACTGTCTCTTCCTTACAGGTACGCCCGTAATGTCTCGTCCTATTGAAGCATTTGCTTTGTTAAACTTCCTCGACAAAGACCGTTTCAATAACTTCTTCCATTTCACCCAACGCTACGGTGGATGGAAGGGTGAGGCACCACGTAATCTTCAAGACCTTCACGACCGTACAAAAGATTTGGTCATCCGTAGAAAAAAAGAACAAATCTTGACCGAACTTCCCGCAAAGCAGAGAAATGACCTGTACGTGGAATTGACGAAGGACGAACAGAAACAATATAAAGAAATGTTACGAGAAGTGTTTGGCCGATGGAAGGTTGAGAAACCCACCATCGGTCACATGCCAAAAATCCAAGGATTCTTGATTGAAAAGAAGATGCCACGATTGGTGGAAATGATTGATGAATTCTTGGATAACGATAAACCCATCCTTATTTTCAGTAATTATATCGCTCCACTAAAGTTCCTAGAAGAACATTATGGACAGAAATCAGCTATCTTGACGGGTGAAATGAATAGTAAAGAACGTCAGAAGTCTATTGACCGTTTGACGAGTGGGGAAGCTAAAGTAGGATTATTCAGTCTTTTAGCGGCAGGTATGGGTATTGACGGACTTCAGAAACAGATAGATACCGTGGTGTTCCTGAATTGTGATTGGGTTCCGGCGAACCACGAACAAGCAGAGGACCGTACCCACCGTATCGGTCAAAAGAGTCAAGTCCAAGTTTATTATATGTTATGTGCTGATACGATTGATGAATATATGCGGGATATCCTTAAAGAAAAACAAAAGGTCGCAGATTTGGTTGTGGACGGAGCATTGGTCACACCAGAACGTTCGAAGTCGTATTTTAAGGAATTTGTATCTAAAATTAGTCAGGTCTATAGGGAAGATATTTCCACTAAAAATATAGACGATTGATATGTATATAGGTGGTAAAACCAAATAGTTTAAGGAGTTATTTATGGCAGAATACAATTTCCCTACAGAAACGATAGACCTCCCAAGTGGTGGAAAGTTCTATCCAGAAGGGAGTCCGTTACGGAGTGGGAAGATTGACGTTAAGTATATGACCGCTAAGGAAGAAGATATCTTGACCTCAACTAATCTTATCCAAAAGGGAACAGTTATTGACAAGTTGATGGAAAGTTTGATTGTCACACCTAATGTGAAACCCGATGATTTATTGATTGGAGATTTGAATGCAGTAATGGTTGCGGCTCGTATCTTAGCGTATGGTAAGGATTATCCAATTGAATTAGGTTGTGGAACCTGTGGAGTGAAATTCCCACATAATATCGATTTAACAACATTGGATACAATCGAACCAACTAAATTACCAACTAATAATGAATACGAATTAACACTTCCAACAGGAACCCAAGTAACATTCAGATTGTTAACTCGGGCGGATGAGAAGGAAATCATGAATGAA